CAGAGTCTGCTGTAAATCCATTGTCTCCATACCATCTGAGCCTAAGTGCTTGTCGTTATTAGATTTTACTGGTACGTGGAAACTTTTTCACCATCAAATGAAAAAAACTTATTGACGCTTAAATTTACCTGTGTTTTTATAATTACCAAGCCGGTCAGTGACCGGATAATAACGTCCTGAGGAGGGCACCAATATGAGCACCAAAGTTTACGAAGACATCACCAACCGAATCCTCGAGCAGATGGAGACCCACGGCACCAACTGGGTCATGCCATTCGAGGGTGACAGCAGACCATCGGCAGGCATCCCCTGTAACGGTCTCACCGGCAGACCATACAGCGGCATCAACGTCTTGCTGTTGGGATTCACTGGCGGACACTGGGCGACCTACAAAGCATGGCAGGGTGCCGGCTATCAAGTCGCCAAGGGTGAGAAGGGCACCGGCATCATCTTCTTTAAGCAGTACCAGAAGGAAGTCGATGGCGAGAAGAAAACCTTTCCAGTGGTGCGGTCGTTCACGGTCTTTTCATCTGCCCAGCTTGACCAGTCGGTGAAGGAGTTCACGCCACCACCAGTGCGCGAGTACAGCGACGAGACCGAAATGGTCGCAGAGTGCGACGAGTGGGTGTCCATGCTGGACGCTGAGATCAATCACACCGGCAAGGGCCGCGCCTGCTTTATCCCCTCGATGGATATCATCGAGATGCCCAACCGCGAACTGTTCAGCGCGACTGACACCAGCACTGCCACAGAGTGCTACTACTCGACGCTGTTTCACGAACTAACCCATTGGACCGGTCACAAGTCACGACTTGACCGTCTGCGTACCTGCCGGTTCGGTGACAAAGACTACGCATTCGAGGAGCTAGTCGCTGAGCTTGGTGCGGCATTCCTATGCGCCTCGATGGGTGTATCTATCGAGCCACGGCCAGACCATGCCAAGTACCTCAATTCATGGATGCGCGGCCTCAAAGAAGATCCCAAGGTCATCAGCACCGCCGCACGTCTCGCACAGAAGGCCGTCGATTACATGCACGGCCTAGTCGAGGCAGAGACCACCGCAACGCAGGAGGCGGCGTGAGCCGCCCTCAACAGGAGGATATCCACATGAAACTTTCCAAGCGCGTTTTAGCAATCGTCGAGGAGCGACAGCATGCCGCAGAGTGGTGCGCCAAGATTGCCGCCCGAATCGATGACAAAGACCCGTCATTGCCCGATCACTTTACCCGTGAATATCAGACATCGGAGTACTACGCGGGCCTTAGGGACGGTCACCAGTCAGCCGTCGAATGCCTGCTGATGGCTCACAAAGCATACAACGGGTTCCGCTTCAGGGTGTGCAGTGATCACGGCGCAGAGTGGTACGAGTACGACCTGTCGAGGGCCAAGTAAACCCGCACTGATGAGCCTAGCTGGACACTAGGCGAAACACCCCACGGGGTGTCTGCGGAATCCACCGCTCAACTAGACCTAAGGAGGTCGCCATGTACTACATCAATCAAGAGGATCAATTCGGTATCGCTATGAAGGTCAAGACCTTTTCCCAGTTCTGCCGACTCCGCAAGCCAGCAGAGGGATCTCGATGGGGCGTTCGCAAGCGAGCCAAGATTGAGAACTTCGACGCCATCGACGAGTACGTCGTCAAGGGCGGCAAGCTGGTCAAGACCGGTCAGTCTCACTTAGTGATGACTAGCGACTGGTAAGACCCCGTCTGATGATGGCTCGCTGGATACGAGCCGAAACGCCCTGCGGGGCGTCACGGGAATCCACCCGACACGACCTAAGGAGGTCACCATGCAACGCAACGCACAAGCCGCCTACACGGTACTCAAGGATGCAGGTCTTCACCTAATGAAAGACAACTGGACCGATGGCGCCCACTTCGAGATCAGTCTCGAGAACACAAAGCACCTCGACCGATGGATCGCCAGCGAGGGAAAGCTCCCCGTTTACTGGGCTGACTTTTACGGCGAGATCTTCGACATGGACGGCTCGCAAGCCCTGAACGATTTACTCGAAAAGCACGGCCTGTACTTCGAGTGGGTCAACGCTGGCGTCATCGCTGTCTACAGCGTCTACGACCAATAGGAGGGTGACCATGAACGAACGAATAGCAGACCTGTACGAGGAACTGATGGATGCCCACTCCCTATGGACTGCGGCATTCGATGTCGAGGCTGACTACTGGCGTCGAGGCGAGGAGCCACCAGAGAGTGCCATGCAAGACCAAAAGACGGCAGACCGTCGAGCGCGTGAAGCAGTCGCAGAACTGCTCGAGCTTGGCATCGATGTGGAGGCGGCAGTACTACGTCGCCTCGATGCTCAGTATGGGGAGGACGCCGCATGAACAGACGAGACGAGCAACAAGTCATCTGCATGATCGGTATCAGTTTCATTCTAATCATGGCGCTGTACGCGCCCCTGTACTGAGGAGTACTAGCAATGCCAAAACATACATGGAAACCCTGCACCGATCCGATGGCTACCAACATGACCCACAAGGTCGGTGTCGTGTACCCATCCTATGACGAACTGGTTCGACTGTTCGGGCCACCCACCAGCAACGGTGATCCCTTCAAGACCGACGCGATGTGGGACGTCGAGTTCAGCGACGGGACGGTCGCCACGATATACAACTGGAAGAACGGCCCCGCGTTTGGCGGTCCCCCAGTCGAGCAGATCTTGATGTGGAACGTGGGGGGGCACGGACCCAAAGCGCTGGCGCGAGTCAGATCCGCTGTCAAGTCGATCATTTACTGAGGCCTCAGCCAGTCGGCCATCTGCGGGTGGCCTTCTGAGTGGGACTTCCACTGACACGAGCCAAAGGAGGCTTACATGCAAAACAGAGTAGTGAAGTTAACGGGGTTCAAAAAGCAACCCATCGGTGACCGCATCTGCCGGTCGGTTTATCAGAACGACAGGGACTGGGCTGAGGTGCAGGCAATGGCATTTCAGCGAGGCATCCTCGATCCAGACAACTGCTGGTTCGGTGACATCGCCAAGTTCAATGAGCAGGGTTCTGGGTTTGCCGGAACAGTCTCTGAGTTCCTATCCATCCTGCAACGCAAGCAACGAGGAGGTCGGTCATGATTTCAACGAGAGAGCGCAAGCTTTTAACGCCAGTTCAAGTTGGGCTGGCAACCAGCAACACAAAGAACGAGCTGTTAGCTGATCACAAACGCCTCGAGGCTACCCTTCAGTGGAAAGAACAAGAACTAAAGGAGCTTCAAGATCTGGTGCATGCCAAACAGCGTGAGATCTGGAGGGTTCGAGACTCAATCAGTGATTATCGAGTGGCAATGAAACACAGTCATCAGTTGACCCGCGAGAAGGAGCAGAGAGCGGCCTACTCAAAGGTCAGACGTCTAGCGGCTAAGTACGGTCTCACTATCCACAACGAAGGGTATCAAGGGCAGTTCGAGTACCGCTTCGATGCGTGGTGTGAGCGCCCTGAGTGGATCTCAACAGAGGACGACATCTACTACCAGAACGAGGGCTGTTTCGATGGCTGGGACGAGGTGCTAACCAAGGTGCAGTTCTATGCCGACTATGCAGACCAGCATGGTATTTCCATTAACAAGTAACAGGCACTGGGGTGGTGGATTTCTTTTCCCCGCCCCGATTTTTTTTACTGGAGATTTTTTTATGAGATCAATCAAAACATGGACCGTTAGACCGCTATGCCACGACCCTGTTACGGGTGACTCCTACAAGCTTTGGGAGATCGAGGAAAGCGAGACCGTGCTTCAGGACTACCGCAACCAAGGGTGGGATCTGGAGTGGACGTCACCGGAGGTGGCAAATCATCAGGCCTACAACGTCCTGCACCTGAGTAGGAACTTTTACGGCATCACGGAGGTGGAGTCATGAGAACCCTGAAAAAGCGTAGCGTTGAGGGGCTGGGCGAAGCTTTCAGACAAACCGGTGAAGCGCTACTTTGCCTCGATAATATCGACGAAGACTGCGAAGGATTCGATGAGTTCGACAAAGCTTACCTAGCGCTAGAGAAGGTTAGGTTTCACCTGTACCACACGATTTATGTCGCGCAAATACAGCAGGAGGTGGAGTCCTGATGGAGGCAGTCTACCGCTACACCATAACCGACAGGGCTACGGCCCTGTTACTTGGCGGCTATCGTGAAGACGAGGTCGTCTCAAATCTCATGGTCGAGTTCACCCTCGACGAGTTTCAAATCGAGGACTTGCCCAAGCTGGTCAGGTTCATCAACACCAAGAGGAAAAAAGCTGATGCACTACGAACTGCCTAGTCACATACTGGAGACAATCATCTCACCCACCGGAAGCTACAAAGCGGTGACTGCTCACCACCAAAAAGCAATGGCGGTTGAGATATTGAAGCGGCGCAAGATCATGGCCGAACTGGAACGCAAACTGGGGGAGCTGGTCATCGATAAGGCCGACCTGATTGCACTGAAAAGCTTGCTCGCAAAGGAGTTAACCCAATGAGTACTTTTGAAATCGGAGAGAAGGTGGACGTTAAGGTTCTGGATGGAGAGAAGCACTTCATCAAGAACCCTCGTCACCCACGACTGGTCAGCATCGAAAAGATCATGAACCAGTCAGGTCTGGGTCCGCACGACTGGATCTATTACGTGGAGGAAATCGAGGGAGAGAAGGACCGCTGGTTCGAGGTCATCGAGGTCAACATTCCGGTCATCGAGGACACCTTCAAGGATGAGAACGAGGAGCAGATCCTGCTTGGAATCTGCGAGGACGCCTTCCCAGAGACGCCCCTGTCTACCAGTGGTTACTTCGCGGAGGAGGCGTACATCGCTGGGGCTATGTTCCGCAACTCAGAGTACACCGTCAGATTGCATCGAGAGTGCGGCTTCAAAGGCCAGAGCTACGGTGATTATCTGCGCTACACATGGGAGCTTCAGTAATGGTTACTGCGTTAATTGAAATGGAACTGAGCGAGCTGGACGTCATCAACCCTGTTGTTCATCGATGGACTGAGACCGTAGAATCTGAGGGCCGCGTCGAGCAGGTGCGATTCTTTGAGGTTGAGTGGGATCGCATCGAGTGGAACGGTCATATTGTGGAGCTGGACACCGACGGTGAGAGAGACCTCGAGGACTACCTGTCGGAGCAGTACCCATGATCTTTGAGCTTGCGACAAACAACAGCGACGATGCCAAGATAGCAGTCGAAGCGGCAAGGCAAATGGCTGAGCGATTCAGGGAGCCGGTGGCAATCCTGTTTGACTACTCGACCGTGCTACTGCGCCTCAACGATCAACCGGTAATTGAGATCGTGTACCCTGAATGGTGGACTGGAGACAGGTATGGATAACAACGAATCATTGCGGAAGGTTATGCATGAGCGTCAGTTATCAGGCAAGCAGGTAGCAGATCTGCTGGGCATGACGGTGGAGGGCGTCTACAACTGGACCCGAACACCGGAGACCCGTGGCTACAGGCGCATGCCTGACACCGCCTACAAACTGCTGGCGCTCCAGCTAAAACTAGAAGACACCCCGCAGTAGCGGGGTTTTTTATACCCTGATGAACCTGTCCACGCTGTAGTGGAGTAGCACCTCGATGTCCTGAGGATCACCCCTATCTCTGCGCCCACCGATTGCCGTGTAGTCTGGCGTGTCAGCGAGGTTGATGTAGCCGACGGTGTCAGTCCATGCCACAAACAGAAACGACGGGATGCCAGACACACTGGACAGCATCCTGATCCGTGCAATTTTGTCAGCACTGATCATATAGGTGTTGAAGGTGGTGCTGGCGTAGTTACGCACCTTGATCTCAACCATGCCCACAACGTAGCCATCACGCTCAAAGAACCAGTCGAGACCATACAAGCGCTTGGCCTTGATTGCCTTAGCGTTGTAACGCTCAGCCAGCAGAGTGGCTATCTCTTCCTCGTTGGCTCTGTCTTGAGCCGTCTCATAGATAGGTCTAGCCATTGCGTTTTTTCCAGATCCGCCGTGTCCAGTAGGTCACGATCTCGTTGAAGTGAGGTACAGGCTCAACCGCTGGCAGGCTATCAAGAAATTTCTTGATGGACTCCACATCCTGCTGGGCGTAGTGGTGAGGTAGCTCGAGGTAGAGTGACCGGAACATCAGGTCGTGGAACTGTGGGTCGATGTTCTGATGGACGTAAGCCTCGACCGCTGGGTAGTCGAGTCTCTCTGCCGCGAGCTTGAGGTGCGCCCTAAACTCTGGAATCCGCAAGAAGCTTTTCCCTGACGATCATGATCCCTTCTTCCAGACCTACCGTGCAGGTGTAGTCATGGTTCTCTGGGTAATCTCCCACTACGTGCAAGGGGAAGACCATGCGTATGGGACGGCGATCAAATCGGTAGATAAGGAGGGGGATATATTTTTCTCCCGCCGCTTTTAAAATTTGCTCCCACCACCACTGTTGGTGGATGTCCCCCTTGGCGTAGCGCTTGCACTCGATCAGGAACGGTCCCAGCTTGAGGTCACCCTCATCCGCCACCTGATACTGCGTCAGGTTTCGACGCAGTCCTTGAGTTGCTTCATCCCCCAGCCAATCGCGAAACACGTTGACCACTTCGCGCTCGAACTGAGCGCCCTTTGTTCTTGAATTAACCATTGGATATCTCTTGCATTAACCAACCCAGATACACCTGCGCTTTCGCGAGGTCTTCCTTGGGGTTGTCTTTGTCGGCGTAGCGCCATGAGTACTTGATGATGTTGCCCTTCAGGTAGCCCTGAAACGCTTCGGGAGACATGCTCGCTTTGATGGCATCGATGCACTCGAGGTCAGGGAACTTGTCGTTCTGACTAGAGTAGTGCTTCGGCCTCGAGACTCGGTCCCAGTCTTCCGGTGTCGCATCGTTTAACGATAAGTGATGATGTTTGCTCATGGAGAAACTCCTCTGTTCCGTAGCGCTCAATAAACTGAGCTTTGTAGGGATGGCGGGACACGTATCGATCATTCGAGTGGCCCAGCCGGTGATGTGCAGGACACAAGGGGATAGTCTCGAGGTGACCGCCTACCTTTGTCTTGCCGTGTATGTGGTGAACTTCGGCAGGGGATTTGACGCCCATGTACAGCCGGCAAACTATGCAACCCAACTGAACGATGGCGTCCATCCATTCATGCTCTTCTTTGGTAGCCCAGTGAGACTTCATCCCATCAATGTCCTCATCTCTGCCCGTGTGGTAGCCATCTCTGTCTGCCACGTTTTGAATGCCACCTCTGCCGCCAGTGCGTTCTGCTTAGCCGCCGCGAGAGCGCCTTTGGCAGTGCCTCTAGCAACACGCGCATCAAACATTTCCTGCTGGTCATCTGCCCACTTGGTCTGGGCCGCAACAGTCTTGTGTCCGTGCTGGTTCTCAGCGATGAACATCAACTTCGCGGCTGTCCGTTTCTCTGTGGCTTCAGCCGTAGCTAGATTTACCTCCGCTGTCTGTACTTCAGCACCAGCTTCGCGAATGTCCCTAGCAAAGCGCTCGTTATCCATTGGTCTTCTCCTTCGAATAGTTGATGTAATACTTGGCTGTTTGACTCCGGCGCTCTTGGTACTGCAAGCAACGTGGATCAAACTGAAACCCGACCCGACCCTCATAACCCCCGTTCCGGTTCTTCAGGATCTCGAGGTACACGTCCCACTGCTTCACAAACTTCTCGTCAGGTTCCTCGTTGAGGATCGCCGCCTGCTCGAGGTGGTCTGCCTTCCGTTTGTTTTTCCACAACGACATGAAGCCGTCGGCAAGGTCCGTAACAGAGCCGGAACCCTTGACGTCGAACTTGTTGGGGGCGGTGTTCTCGTCGTCACCCTTTCGAGAGTGAGTGACCAGAAAAATTGTGGATGCGGTGGTCTGCTTAAAGTGAACGAGTGTCTCGACAAACTTCTGCTGGGCTGAGTAGTCCTGCTGATCAACCATGTTGGTCAGTGAGTCCACAACAAATACGTTGATGCCGTAGCGGGCGTAGGCGTACTCAAAGCAAGCCAACAGCTTTTTGGCGCTGGGTGTAATCCTGTCTTCGTACAGCCAGAGGTTGCCCTCGAGCCAGCCCAGTAGCTTGTCGCGGTATGCCTCCGGCGGATGCTCTGACCCGCCGGCCTGACGTAGCATCCTGTGCAGTAATCTTTCGGGCGTCATCTCCGGCGAACAGATCAGAACCTTGTTACCCTGCTCGATGGCGTTCAAGCAAAGCTGGCCCAACCACATTGACTTGCCGTGTCCGTTAATGCCGGTAAGTCCCCATAGTTCCGATGGCCGGAACCTGATGTCCTCCTCATCCAGCTTTTCCCAGCCGGAACGAAAGCCCATCGTGTCGGAGTTGGAGTTCTCGAAGATGGCATCAACTCGCTCCTTGAATTCCATAACAGAATGCAGGGTGTCTGGGTCTTGCCATCGGGCGTCTTCATACGCCGCCTCGAGGACAGTTCTGGCGCCGTCATAACCCTGCTTTTGCAGTAGCTCGTTGATGTCTTTGGTGGGCAGAGTGATGCGGTAGCACCGGTCACCGAATCGCTTCTTAATTTCCTCAGCCGCAAGCTCACCCTCTTCATCCATGTCAGTGGCGATGATGATCTCTTCGAACCGCTTGAGGTTCTCGAACTCCTGCTCGATCCAGTTGAGTTGCTTGCGTCCCTTGCCACCACCGAAGGGAACCGACAGAGCAGGGAAGCCAAGCTCGCTCGCCGCTATCTGGTCCCACTCACCCTCAACAATCCAAAGCTTGCGACTGTCCTTGGGCATGGTGTGCCACCCGTACAGGATCGGGCGGGTATCTTTCTGTGGCATGGGATGCCCGTCGTAATTGATGGGCTTGTTCTTGATGAACACGAGCTTGCCGTCGGGATCGAAGTACTGAAACACCACATCCAGACCACCCCGTGACTGCGTCTCATAAATCTTGTGCCGGAAGTACACCTCCCCCACATCCCTGA